CATTTGCCGCCCGCCTCCTGCCAGACGCGATGCAGCGTCGGCCATTCGGAGGAGGACATGCAGACGTAGCAGGCGCCCTTGGTGACCGAGAGCATGTTGGCCAGGGCCGGCCGCAGGAAGTCGGCGAAGTCAGCACCCAGCGCATCGTTCGCGATGGTCATGCGCGCCGCGGTGCCGCCCACATACGCAACATTATACGGAGGGTCTTGCCACGCCATATCCGCCAGATGGCCGGCGCCGAGGGCACGCTGCACGTCGGCCAGATTCGTCGCGTCGCCACACAGCAGGCGGTGCTCGCCGCAGCGCCAGAGGTCGCCGGCGCGGGTGACCGGAACCACCGGCGGCGGAGGTGCCTCGTCAGCATCGTCGCCGAGGCCGGCATCGGCAGCGGCCAGCAGCCGGTCCAACTCCATGCCGGAGAAGCCCAGCACGTCGAGGTCGACCACCGCCTCGTCGCGGATGCGGGCGATCTCGGCTGCGAGCAGCGCCTCATCCCAGCCCGAGTTCAACGCGATCTGGTTGTCGGCCAGGCGCAGGGCACGCGCCTGCGCCGGGGACAGATGGCCGAGCCGCAGAACAGGCACGTAGGCGAGGCCCAGTTGCTTGGCCCCCATGACGCGACCGTGGCCGGCGATCAGCACACCCTCGGCGTCGACCAGGACCGGATTCACGAAGCCGAACTCGGCGATGGAGGCGGCGATCTGCGCCACCTGGGATGGCGAGTGCGTGCGCGCGTTCTCGGCGTAGGGGATCAGCGCCGCCACCGGCAGGGCGGAGACGACGAGATCAGGCTGCATCGGCGGTGACCTCCTGCCTCGCCGCGGCCACGGCATCGTAGTCGCGCCCATCATCGGCCAGCGTCACCGGCAGATCGGGATGCAGCATCCGCCAGCGCGCCACGGCCAGGTCGACATAGGCCGGCGCCAGCTCGATCGCGCGGACCAGCCGCCCCGTGCGCTGGCCGGCGAGGATGGTGGTGCCGGAGCCGCCGAAGGGCTCGAACACGACGTCGCCCTCGTCGGTGTAGGTGCGCATCAGGAACTCCGGCAGCACCACGGGGAACACCGCGGGGTGCTCCGTCTCAATGCCGCGGCCCTTGTGGCGGGTCAGCCGCAGCACGTTGTCGGGGATGCGGAAGTCCTGCACCGGCAGGCCCGCATGCTGGTATTCCGAGATGGTCCCGTCGGCCGCGCGCAGCCCGCTCCCCTTGTTCGGCGTGCCGGCCCATTTGCAGGGCACGATCTTGTTCGCCTGGCGGGCCTGGCGGTTGAAGTGGAACACGAACTCGAAGGCTGGCGCGAGGCGGCCGTTCCAGTCGCCGGGCAGGCCGGGCCCCTGGTCCCAGGTGTATAGCCCAAACCGGCGCCAGCCGCGGGCGCGCATCCAGTCGAGCCAGCCGGACCAGTAGGGGATCCATTCGCTGTCGCGGTGGATCAGGCCGAGATTCACCAGCACCTGGCCGTCCGGGCGCATGGCCGCGTCGAGGTGGTGGAACACGCCCTGCATCAGCGCATCCCAATCGTTGCCGCCGCCGGTGGTGTAGTTGCGCTGGTTGCCGTAGGGCGGCGAGGTGAACAGCAGCGCGGCGCGCTCCTCGCCCATGACGCGCGCCACGCTGGCGGCGTCGGTGCTGTCGCCGCAGAGCAGGCGATGCTCGCCGAGCAGCCAAAGGTCGCCAGGGCGGGTGACGACCTGGCGCGGCGGAACCGGATCGGCATCCGCGGGATCCTCCGCCGTCTCCTCCGCACCCGCCGCGCCAGCCGCACCGCTCCCCTCGCGGGCGCGTCGCCGTCGGACACGGCATCTCCAGCCGCCGCGAGGATGTCCGCGAGCTCATCCGCCGAGAAGCCGAGCGCGGCGAGGTCGATGTCGATGTCCTGCGCCGCCTGCACCGCGGCGAGCGCATCCCGCAGAAGCGCCTGGTCCCAGGTCGCGTTCTCCGCAATGCGGTTGTCGGCGAGCCGCAGCGCCTCCTTCTGCGCCGCGGACAGGTGCCGCAGCACGATCACCGGCACCTTGGCCATGCCAAGCGCCGACGCGGCCTCAAGCCGGCCGTGGCCGGCGATCAGCACGCCGTCCTCGTCCACCAGCAGCGGATTGGTGAAGCCGAAGGCCAGCATGCTGGCCTTGATCTGCTCCAGCTGCCCGGCGCTGTGCACGCGGGCGTTTCCGGCATGCGGGCGCAGCTCCGCCACCGGACGCAGCAGGATCTTCGCCGCCATCCAGGGGAGCGTCATGGAGCCATCCGAGGTCAGAGGTGGGGTGCGATAAATCGGGCACGGCCGCCCGATTTCCCCGCCCGATTTATCGAGCAGGCGGAGCGAGCCGATCGGCGACCTCCAGCAGCAGCGCGTTCATCTGCTCCTGCAGGATGGTCTGCACGAGATGCGGATCGCGCCCGATCTCGGCGGCAATCAGCCCCGACACGCGCGCCGGCCAGTTCAGCACCGCATCGCGCATGCCGGCGGCAAACTCATCGATGCGATGGTCGGCGGTGGCGACATCCAGCAGCCGCCCCTTCTCCTGGTCCAGCGCGAGGCGCTGAGCTTCGACGCTGAGGGCCAGGCGGGCCAAAGCGAGCCGCTCGATCGCGGTTGTCTCGGCCGGCGAGGCCAGCGGCGAGCGGCCGGGCGTCGCCGTGGCCAGCATGTCCTGGCGAACCCGCACAACATCCCAACTGCCATCGGCGTCGCGGCTGATACGGCCGGCGCGCTCGGCCTTCAGGATGGAGGTATGGTTGAGCCCGAGGCGGCGAGCCAATTCCCGGGCGGAGTTGGTGCGTTCCGTCATGGGTATCTCCGGCAATGGGATCGCCTGGCGAGCAGCCCGGTGCCTGGGCCGGTGCCTGGGTCCCGCGAGGGCACCAGCCGCAGGCGCGACAAAGCGTCGATTTATCAATGCGTTGCTGGGCGAAATCGCCGCCCGTGGTGCCCGGTGGTGCCCATAATTTTTGTCTGGCGCTAGCGATGTTGCGCGCTTCCGCCCCCCGCATACAGCGGGGCCAGGAAGGACCCTGCGGCTCGAGAGCCACTGTGGCTGATCAGGGGGCGAGTGGCTCAGGAGCCACCGGCAGCAGCCGCAATTCAACGACTGTCGAGAGAGTACCCCATGTGAGTTTCAGGCATCAACGCGACATTCTTTCGCTGCGCTTCCTTCTTCCCGACTTCTTTGGCCAGAAAAGGCTGATAACGTTACCCCATGAGCAATCCGCCGATTCGCAGCACGGGACGCGTCCAGCGGTTCGGCAACAAGGACACAGCGAAGAAGCAGAGCGTCGTCGTCGACTATCTGGCCGCATACCTTCGGGTTATGTCCAAGCAGCCTTTTCATCTGGCCTACGTCGACGCCTTTGCTGGGTGCGGCGCCCGTATCGACGCCGCTGATCAAGAGACAGCCCAATCCGGTTTCGCATTCGATGCGCCGGTCTCGCAGCCAAAGGCTGGGACGGCACTGGAAGCGATGCGGCTGAAGCCCGGTTTTCATAGATGCGTCTTCGGAGATTTAAACGCCCGTCACCTCGCGGCGCTCGGGCAGCGCATTTCCGAAGCACGCGCGGCCGGCGAGGATCTTCCGGAAACTGTTCTTCTGCCCGTTGATGCCAATGAACTCGTGCGCCGAGAGTGCGAGTGGCTGGCAGGCAACAGCAATCGGCGGGCGGTTATGTTCCTCGACCCATACGGAATGCAGGTAGAATGGGGCACCCTCCAAACTATCGCCGCGTGCCCTCAAATTGACCTTTGGTTGTTGCTTCCAACAGGTATCGCGATCAACCGGCTTCTACCTTGGAAACGTGCGCAGCACCCAAAATGGGCTGAAAGAATGGATGCATTCTATGGGTCTCATGATTGGCGCGATGCTTTCACGACCACTGACCGGGACTTGCTGGGTGTCGAGCGTCAGCTGCGCTCTTCGGACCTCGATGGTATCGTTCGTTTCACGATGGAGCGCTTAGGATCGCTGTTCGGCGGAGGCCTCTACCCTCACGCCCTCGGCCTCAAGTCTGGTCGCCATCAGGCCTATCATCTCGTATTTGCGAGTTCATCAAAACGAAATCAGGTCTGGGAAATCGCGCACAAAATCGCCGGCCACCTGATGCGAAAAGCTCAAGCGGGCAGCTGATCCCATGTCTCGCCGTCAAGGTGCCGGCCGGCAGCCTTCTTCGTAACTCGAACCAGTGGCGTACCGCCAAGGGTGCGTGCCCCGGATGTGAGCCCGGGTGCAGGAACCCAATTGCCCCATTGCTTGAAATGGAATGGCACTCGGGCGTCTACACACTGGTCACGGAGCGCACGAAACCATTCTGGGTCAGAGGGGCGAGCACGATGCCCGCTCTCGCCGCCAGCGATGACCCAGTGGATGTGGGGTTTCAACCAAGCAGAAATTTCTAGCCGTCCGAGGAGAGGCTCGCACGAGAGAAAGCGAACGTGCGCTGGCACTGCGGCCAGCTGAGGGAGACGCCGTTCAGCCCATGCCTGCGTCTCTACTGTGGTCCCCAGCCATACATTTGTCGGCCAGTCTTTGCCCCAAGGCGCCAGGGCGGCCGCACGGTCCGGGCGTTTGGTCAGGAGCAGCCAATCGAGCCTAGGCGTTTCGCTGATCAGCGCTGCCAGCTTGGCACGCCATTCGTCGAGTTCGCGCCGATCTTCGAAGACGTCGGCCATGCTGGCGCAAAACACGCGGTGCCGACGCCCGCTGGACTCCGCCTCGCGATTCCAACGCTTCGGCTCGGCCCAGTGCGCGTCGCCGAAGAACCGGCGCGGTGCTTGCGCTCCCCATACAGCGGCGCCCACCCGCTTCGCCCACGCCTCCGCGTAGCAATGCTTGCAAGCCGGCGACACCTTCACGCATCCCCACCAGGGATTGAAGGTATGGTCTGTCCACTCGATGCGGCTATTTTTGGCCAACTGCCTACCCTCTCGATTCTCTGTGTTTACAATCTGTTCTCATATTTTCCTAGCGCGGTTTCGCGGCGCTTGGTGGCCTAATCCCTCGAACCAGCCCGTAGTGGCTTGCCAGCACGCTCAGCGCCGCCACCAGCATCCCCTGCGCCTGCGTCGCCGGCACTGTCCGGCCACCCCAGCCCTGCCGCATCGCCCATTCCCGGACCGAGCACTCCAGGCCGACGACGTGCCAGACGCAGCTCCCGGCGGCGCTGTCCGAGCCGCCGAGCACCTCCATGGCGGATGCGACCCTGTCCCTGGCCGCGATCTGCTGTTCCGTGATGCAGTCGCCTCCGCCGCCTACGATCCGGATCAGCGGCATGGCGCGCAGGCCGTCCAGCATCGCGGACCGGAACTGACGCCGGAAGGTCCCGCCCGCCTCGAACATTTCGGCGGTGATGGTGCCGTTGGCCTGCATGGCGCCAAGCGTGTCCATGGCGCGACGATGCTGCACGGGTGTGCCGGTCTCGGGATCCGCCGTCCGCTCGGCCTCTCCGAAGCCGCCATGCTGCAGCCGCCACTTCGACGGCTTGGACAGATTCTCGCGCTCCGACTTGGTGCGGCTCTGCTTGCGCTTAACGGCCATGCTCGGTGCCTCCGGTCCGCCGACCCCAAAGCCGGGTCGCTTCGTTGGTGATGGCCTGGCGGAGCCAGGGGTCCTGGATGGCTTCGATCGGCAGGACCGCGACGCCCTGCTCGTGCCAGACGCGGCGGCGCATGTCGTCGAGTTCCACGTCGGTGGTCGGGCTGCGTCCACGGTCCAGGCAGGACCGCAGCGATGCCGGTGCGCCGAACAGCCTCATGCGCGGTCTTCCCGGGCGGCGGTGGCCCAGAGCAGCAGAGCGATGGCATCGGCTTCGTTGTCGTCAGCCGGCCGGAAGCCCCGCGCCTTGATCGCCGAGACCATGGCGGCCTTGTCGGCGTTGCCGCGGCCGGTGGCAAAGCGCTTGATCGTCCCGACCGGCACGCCCTCGTAGGGCACCTCATGCTCCTCGCACCACGAGGTCAGCGTGCCGAGGAAACCGCCATAGACATGGGCCGCATCGGTGCCGGCATGACGGCGCACCTCCTCAAACACGACGCGGCGGATGCCATGCGCCCGCATGGCGATCTCGACCAGCCAGTCGGTGAAGCGGAGGTAGCGCATGCCACCGCCCTCGAAGCGGCCGGGGCGGAAGGTCTGGATGCCGGAGAGGATGCTGTGGTCGCCCATACGCAGGGCCCAGCCGGTGGTGGTGCCGAGATCGAGGGCAAGGATCGTGTTGCCGGTCTGCCGCAGTGGCGGATCGATGCCGGGCGGCAGGGTTGCGCTGGCGGTGGGCATGGTGAGAGTCGCGGGTGCCATGGTGGTCTCCGAGAGGGGATGATCCTGGTGAGGGTGGCGACGGCGCGGTTCTTGGCGGAGCTCGTCGTCGCTGCCCGGCTATCCGAATGGGTCGGGTTTCCCGGGGTGGTCCACGCGCCCAACCTGGTCGCCCCGGGTGTGGTGTGCGTGCGCTGTTGAGGCGCACACGCACACCCCCCGTAGGGGGGAGGAATTCTTCCCAACTTCCCAACTGCTGGAAGTCTCTGATTTCGTTGGGCAAATTGTAGTTGGGACCGCAAATTGGGTAGTTGGGAATTTCCCAACTGGCCCGGCGTGCAATGCATTGATATTGCTGTGGAATTGAAGTTGAGAAGTTGGGAAAGGGGTGCAGTTGGGAATTCCCAACTGGCAGTTGGGAAGCAGTTGGGATCAGTGCGAATGCGGTCCGAACGGCCATTACGGGGCGTCCTCCCCGGCCTGGTAGACCCACACTTCAGGGTTCTCGACGGGCAGGCAGGCGCCGGTCTGCGGGCACTTGTAGTGGCTCGGCAGGACCGCGGCGGTGGCCGGAAGCACCTCGCCAGTTTCGGGATCAATGTTCTCCCCGTCGATGGGGAAGCGCATCGCCTCGACGCAGAGATAGCCGAATTTGGAGCGGCTGGAGAGCAGACCAAACCGCTTGGCATCGCGGACGAACTTCACCCAGCCCTTGGTGGCAAGGACGCTGACGCGGTCACGGATGGTGTCGACACCGCCAAGGCCGGCTTTGTTCTCGAACTTCTCCGCAAATGACGTTGCGCTATAAAGTCTGCCTGCGAGAGCTTCATCATAGACGAGTTGCAGGATGACGTCGCGCTTGCGGACCCGCTCGGCATCAAGCTTTGCGCCGGCATCCTTCCGCACCAACCGTTCGCCGCGGCGGTCGAACTCGACCCACTGTCCGCCGATCTTGTCGACCAGCATGGACTCGAGGCCGGGACCGTTGCGAAGCTCGACGTGCAGCTCGCGCTCGGTCTTCTCCTCGTCCGGTCGGAACAGAATGATGCCCGAGGTATAGAAACCGCGCAGCGCGCTGGCGCCGGAGAGCGACAGGAAGGGATCGTCCTTGACCTGCTGCTTGCTGAGCTTCTTCGTGTGATGCGCGAGGATGACGCCAGCCTCGGGCGCCACCATGTCGCGCAGCGCTTCGACCCGGCTCTGCAGGAAGAACAGCATCGCCGCGTTGTCATTCTCGCCTTCGCCCGCGGGCCCGCCGTCGAACAGGTTCCGGATGGGGTCGATGCAGATGATGTCGGGCGGCGTATCGGGAAACGCTGTCTGGATCGCGGTGGCGACGAGCGGCACACCCTGCTCGTCGAGCAGCATGCGGAGCTTCGGCGTGACGACCAGCGTCTCGCGGGCCGCGGCAACCACCGCAGGATCAAGCCGCAGCTGCTGCAGGCGCTCGCGCAGGTAGTGGTACTGAATCTCCGCCTGTAGGTAGAACACCCGCAGCCGCCGCGGTGCGGTGAAGCGCAGGAAGGTGGCGCCGGCGGCCGCGTGCACCAGCAGGCTGATCAGGAAGTCGGACTTCCCCACCTTCGGCGCGCCACCCAGGACCAGCAGCCCACCCGGCGTCAGCAGCCGCGGCCCGATCAGGTCGTCCGGCATCGGCGAGGTGTCGTCCAGCAGCGCGCCGAGGGTATGCGCCGGGATGGTCGCTGGCGGCGCCGCAGGGGCCCGCAGGAGGGCTGGGCCGTTGCGCTGCAAGTGCAGGGCCCACAGGCTGTCCGCCTCGGTCCGAAGACGCTCCAGCGGCCATTCCGGACGGAGGCAGGCGGCGTTGTACTGGCAGATGGCCTCCCAACCCTCATCGCCGGTCATCCGGCCGTCATGCACCATGCGGACGTAGTGACCGATGGCGGCGCTGGCGCCCTGAAAGCGGGTCCAGCCATCCTGGGCGCCTTCGCGCACCGACGTGGTCAGCACTGCATCGAGGCTGGGCCGGCCGGTGGTGCCTGCATGCGCGGTGACCGCAAACGCAAGGCATGGCATGGGCGGCATGGCGGCGACGGCGATGGCGAATTCAGCGAGGTCCACCTCGACCAGCGGCCGATGCTCGCGGATGGCGACGAGCCGATGCGCACCGTGCTTGTGATAGAGCGTGCCCGGAACGCGGATGGGCTGGTGCGCCGAGCGGAAATGCAGGTCGCCGCCGACCTTCTCGGCGATCTCCCCGCGCAGGGCACAGAGCCGGGCGAGGTCCTCCCCCTCGGCCGGCTCGGACAGCCGCCACCAGGCATGCAGTTTGGCGGCGCCCTCGGCGGTGCGGCCGCCGCTCTCGACCAGCAGGGTCGGCGCGCCAAGGTGCTGGACCAGATGGGCGAGCTTCGCCGTGATACCGCCGGCGTCGAGGTCGACCACGACCGCTTGCATCTGCCGGACTTGGTCGGCCCGGGCCTGACCCTGCTCGGCGACGGTGCCAGGGATGACATAGACCGCGGTGCCTTCCCGCGCTGCCCAGGCGGCATAGGTAGCGAGCACGGCCGGCGCGGACCGATCCGCTGGCGTCCAGATGTTGTGCGGCCGGGTGTCGAGGCCCTGGCCCTGGTCAACGAAGCCGCGGACCGGGATCAGGCCGTCGCAATAGCCGAACACCACGTCGAGGAAGATGGCGATCTGCTCGACGTCCGGCGCGGTGGCGGCCGGGGCGTCCGGCTGAGGGTCATCGGCCAGGGCAGCGGCGTCGTTGAAGTCCCACCAGGACATGCCGTCCATCATGCCGGCAGCGCCCAGCAGCGCTTGGCCCAGGGGCAGAAGCGGCATTCGAAATGATCGGCCTGGGCGGCGATGCGGGGCAGCAGGTCACCGGCGTCAGTGGCGCGGAGGATGCGGACGGCGCGGTCCGACATGCGCTGGGCCAGGGCCGCATCGAAGGGCACCAGCTCGTGGTGCAGCTCGGCGTTATCCTTGTTGATGGCGGTGAACAGCGCCGGGTTCGCGGCGAGGCCCGGCACCGCCGCATCCATGTAGGCCTGGTAGACAGCGATCTGCGCGGCGTAGACCGGCTTGGCCGCGGCGACGCCCTTGCTGGCGGTCTCCCGCCAGGCCTTAGCATTCATGGTCTTGCATTCCCACAGCGCCGGGAACGCCATGCCGGGGATGTCGGGGCCGTCGGCAAGGATACCGTCGACATGTCCGCGGATCCGGCCACCGGCCACCGCGAAGCCGAACTGCTCCCCGGCGTCGCCGCCGCCGCGCCGGGTGTAGAGGTCGAAGCCGGCGCCGCGCAGCCAGGCGACCGCCACGTCCTCCAGGGCGTGGCCGATGCCGAAGATCCGCAGGAGCCGGCCGTTGAAGCCCGCACCCTCGTCCTTGGGCGCCTTCACGAACTCGAACTGCAGCGCCCGTTCGCAGGGATGCCCCAGGCGCGAGCCGCCTAGGTAGGTTCGGGGCGGCGTGGCCGCTTCGCGCGCGACCAGCGCCGCATCGATCGCGGCATTGACCTGTCCGGCGGTCTGGGAGCGGCTGTTGAAGTCGAGCATCAGAACGGAATCTCCGGATTGGCGTCGTCCCGCGCCGAGGCATGCATGGCATCCTGGAAGCCACCGACGGCGACCTCGATCAGGGACAGCACCTGCGGCTCGGACAGGTCCTGCAGCCGGGTCTGCCAGCCGATCTCCGCGAGGATCTCGGCCACGGGACGCATGGTGGCGCGGATCGCCGCCTGCTCCTGCTCGGTCAGATCAACCATGGCGGGCGATCTCCCGGCCAAGCGCGACCAGAAGCCCTGGCAGGACATGGAGCAGAACCAGACCGAGGGACGCGGCTTCTTCCCCGGCACCGGGTCGAACCAGCCAAAGCCACGTGTCGGACGATGGCAGACGGCGCAGGGCTGCACGGGGGCGCGCACCGGGCGTCATGCCGCCCTCGCCATGCCGGCGGGGTCTGCGGCCATCACCAGGCCGCGGATTGTGCTGCGGTTGAACTGAAAGGTCAGCAGCGCCGAGGCCTGGTAGCGGGTCATGCCGAGATCGGCCCGGGCCGCCGGCGGCAGGTGGCTAAGCTGCTTGTCGGTCGGCGCCTCGCGCAGCCAGCGCCGGCTCTTGTGGGCGCTCTCGTCCGTTTCGTGCTCGTTCAGCCAGTCATCGGCGGCCGCCAGGCAGATCATCCGCTCGCCGATCGCCAGCAGGCGAGAGCGCTGACCCTTGGCGCCACCGACCGCATGCCAGCGGCCGTTAAGGAAGAAGATGCCGCCCCAGCCGTTGAAGCCGTTCGCCACCAGCGCCGCGTCGTCACCGAACAGGTCGCACCACTGGAAGCTGGAGCGCTTCAGCAGGTCGATCTCGGTCATCAGGAAGTCGGAGAGCGGCGCTGCCTCCTGCCCGCGCGGCTCGAAGGCATGGCCGCAGAGCGGGCATTCCATGACGGAGATCGGCACCTCCGCCTCACAGGCGGGGCAGGTCTTGGTCGGTGCCTCACCCTGGCCGGGCTGGCTGTCGAGATCGACATCCTGCTCCAGCGACCCGTGGATCTGCGACGAGGTGCCGAAGTCGAGGATGATGCAGTCGGTCTTGACCAGACCTGGGTGTTCCTCCGGATCCACCGTGCGGAGGCCGCGGCCGACCATCTGGATCATGGTGGATTTGAACGAGCTCGGCCGCAGCAGCACGACGCAGGAGGTCGGCGGGTGGTCCCAGCCCTCGGTCAGGACGGCCACGTTGACGACGACGCGGGCCTCGCCCTTGGCATAGGCCGCCAGTACCGAGCGGCGCTCCCGCCCGGGCATATCGCCGGTCACCACCACGGTGGGGACGCCTGCTGCGTTGAAAGCGGCCGCGACGTGTTCGGCATGGGCGACGGTAGAGCAGAAGATCACGGTCTGCCGATCGCCAGCCTTCTCCTGCCAATGGCGGACTACGGCCTCGGTCACCGGCACCGTGTCCATGACGCGGGCGACCTCGCCCATGTCGAAATCATCGCCGGCGCGCCGCACCTGCCGCAGCTCGTCCTGCACCCCGACATCGATGACGAAGGTCCGCGGCGGCACCAGATGGCCGGAGCGGACCAGCTCACCAAGCCGGATCTGGTCGGCGACGTTGGAGAACACCTGCCGCAGCCCCTTGCGGTCGCCGCGGTTGGGGGTGGCGGTGACGCCGTAGATCTGGCAGTCCGGATTGCGGCGCCGGGCTTGGTCGATGATGCGCTGGTAGCTGTCGGCAATGGCGTGCTGCGCCTCGTCCACCACCAGCAGGTCGAGCGCCGGCATCTCCTGGAGGTTGGCCGGGCGGGTCAGCGTCGGCACCATGGCGAAGGTGACTTGGCCAGCCCAGGACTTCTCCGTGGCGTCCACCACGGAGGTGGTGATGCCCGGGTTCACCCGGCCGAACTTGCCGCGGTTCTGCACGGTCAGCTCGTCGCGGTGGGCCAGGACCAGCGCCTTGGCATCGGAGCCGGCGATCTGCGCGCCGACCGCGGCAGACAGCATGATCGTCTTGCCGGCGCCGGTCGGGGCGACGCCGAGGGTGTTGCCGTGCTCGTCGAGCGCCTTGAGGCTGCGCTCGACGAAGAGCTTCTGGCGGGGGCGGAGCATCATGGTTCGGTACGTCTCCCCTCAGCGGGCCCAGGTCGGGCGGGGATCGGCGCCATTGGCCGGCGGTGCCGCGTGACTGGCCGCGGCCGCCGTCGGGAAGGCTCCCTGCGCGACCGGTGCCGGAGCCGCCTGCGGGGCGTAGCGCGCCGCCGCCATGGCGTGCTGGCCCATCGCCGCCGCGTAGTCCCGGTGGTCGGGGGTCACCGCCATCCGGATCTCATTCTTGGCCTCGCCATTGGCGTCGGTGCCAAGATCGATGCGGGCCAGGAATTCGAGGCCTTCGAGGTCCGCAAAGCTGCTGATCCGGCGCGCCGCCTGCGCCTGCGGCGAGACATCCTTGTCGGAGATGCCGCGGGCGGAGTTCAGCATGCCCCGCACGAAGCCGCGGCCCATATTGGCCCACTCGGGACCCTTCGGGCTGTAGAGCCCGATCAGGGTGAAGACCTTGCGCTTGGCGTAGGGGCCTTCCAGCACGGTGAATTCGCCGTTCAGATAGACGGCGCCGGTGCTGCCGCGGGTGGCATAGCCGCCGACCCAGCCCTGGCTGGGATCGTCGAAGCCACCCGGGCGGATGGTCAGCCGCACCTTGGCGATGGTGCCCTTGGGCATCAGCGCGGCGTTCTGCGAGGCGTCGTTGTAGTCGTTCCAGGAAGCCATGGGGATGCTCCGTTCGTCAGGCGATGGGGGTGCTGATGGGGGCGGCCAGCGCGAGGCGCTCGGCAATGGGTCGGGCGGGGCCGCGGATCTTCTCGAACAGCCGGCCGAGATGCGGCGGCTCGATCAGATCAAGCCGGCCGCTGCGGTCTTTCGCGGGATAGCCCCAGGGGTTCAGCGTCTGGCAGATCAGCGAGCGCTGGAGCTGGCCGGCCTCGTCCTTGATTGCCGCCAGCGTCAGCACCTCATCGACGATGCCGGGCAGCTCGAGGCCGGTCTTGCTGCCGTCGATCTGCGGGCTGAAGACCTTTCGGTTGAAGTCGTCGAGCTTCTCATCGAGGATGCCGACGAAGATGATGTTCTTGCCGCGGGTATGCTGGAGATGCGTCAGCCAGCCGATCATCTCGCGGCCATGCAGGCCGTAGGCGCCGCGGATGTCGGGCTTGCCGGTCTTCTCGGCGAAGGCCTCCGGCTGGCCGCGGCACCACTGGAAGCAGAGCCGGCCGGCGACGGTGATGCTGTCGATGAACACCGTCTCGTAGCGGCCGAGCAGGGCCGGATCGCCGAAGCGCTCGCAGACCGCGGCGTAATGCGCCGGCGAGTAAGGCTGGTCGTCGCGCAGCGCCGGGTTCGGCCCGCCGATGAAGGCGGCGAAGTCGCGGCATTCCTGCCAGGTGCGTGGCCGGATGGTGTCGCCGGTCCAGCCTTCGACCGCCAGGTCGCCCGCCTCGAGGTCCATGAAGATCGTCGTCGAGGCCAGCAGGGTCCACAGCAGGCTGGTCTTGCCCTGGCCACTGCCGCCGAAAATGGCCGCCTTGATGCCACGCTGCTCGGCCAGCCGCTCATCCGCCGAGATGATCCGGAAGCCGCGCTCGGGGGCCTGGGTGAAGGGCGCGCTCATGCCGCAGCACTCGGCACTGCGGGCGGAAGCAATACCGCCCGCTGTGCGGCGGTCAGCGTCCTGGGCCGCGGCCGGACCTCAATCAGGTAGGAGAAGTCGAACTCGCCGTTGCGGCGCTGCAGCAGGTGCGCCAGGCCGGCATTGGCCAGCGACCGGGCACGATCGGCGACCCGCTGCAGCTCGCAGCGATCGGCTTCCGGCAAATCGCTGGTCTCCGGCGCGATAGCCACCGCCAGGAGCCCGCGATGATAGGCGATCCGGTCGCCGGCTGGTGCGACGGCGAACCACCGGGACAGCGTTGCCTCGGTGACCGCCTTCGCGGCGGCGACCGGACGGATGCGGGACACGGCGGCCATCACGCGGCCACCGAGGCCGGCAGGTTGGTACGGGAGGGCTGCATGGCGCCGGCGGCATCACGGGTCTGCGCCGCCTCAAAGGCCTCGATCGCCTCGATACGATAGGCGACCCGGCCGCCGAGCTTGAGAAAGGCCGGCCCCTGGCCGAGCCACCGCCAGCGTTCCAGGGTGCGCGGGCTGAGGCACCAGCGCCGTGCCACCTCCGCCTGCGTCAAATGCTTCACGATCATCAGGGCTTCCCTCGCGTCGGTTCGAACAACCGCGTGGAAGGTCGCCTCAAGGCAGGCAGAAGAACGAGCCAGTGACCGGCAGAAGAACCGGCAGAAATTCGGCTACAGGTCGAAGCCCCAGAGGCCGCCGGTGGATTTCAGGAACGGCTCCAGCTGGGCCCATTTGGCCTTGCCGAAGAAGGTCTGCAGGCTGTGATGATGGGTCAGATCCCGTGCGCGGAGCCGGGTACCATCGTAGAAGGCGTCCACCAGCTGCTTGATGACCTCCTGCTGGGTTTCGCTCCGGAACAGGATCGGCTCACCGCCGTGGATCGACAGCTTGGTGCGGTCTGGCGACAGGACCAGCGGCCCTTGGGCCGGCACCGCCACCCCGCTGAAGCGCGCGGAGAGGATGTCCGGGCTGATGGCCAGTGCGCCCGGCAGAGCCAGCACGTCCTTGACGCCGATGATCGCCGCGCCCGGCACCGCTAGGCCGGCAAGCCGGATTGGCCGCGTGCTGGTCAAGATCAGGCGTGGGCGGGTATGTGGCCGGCTCCTCGCCATCTCCGTGACCCGCTGCAGCACGTCCCGGTCGAAGATCCGGCGGGCGAACCAGACAGACGTGCGGACGGGGTTCTTGCCGAGGCGAACATCTCCAACCTCCCAAAGCAGGTCTTCGACCAGGGCAAAGGGGCGATGGCCCTTCGCCAGATCGAGGCTGCCGATGAGTGCCGATAGGACGGCCTCAACGGCGACCCGCTGCCGCAGCAGGCGTTCACGGGGAACCGGGACCAGCCCGACAGCGGGGCTGAAATACGCCAGGGCGGCGTGCTGGTCCGACCAGATCAGCGAGACCGGCGCATCATCATGATCGGCGAGCGAGGCCGAGACCGTCTCGTGGTCATGCGGGACGAGTAGGCCCGCTGCGATCAGCCGCTTTGCCGGTGCTGGGCAAAGTTCTGCCGCGGCGCCCGACAGGAGGGGCTGCCGCAGTTCCAGAAGTTCCAGCAGGAACCCGACCGCCTCCGCGCCGAGCCCCGCGTGGTCATCAGACATCGCGCAGCAGCTTCCACCTGCGCATGTACTTCTCGCCGATCAGCCGCTCGCGCTCGGTCCGGTCCTTCAGGTCACAGCCTTTCGGCATGGTGATCGTCACTGGCAGCGTCCGGCTGCCGCGAACGCCCGGGACGGCCTGGAAACGAATGCTCAGCCGGACCTGGGTGATCGCATAGCCTTCGATCCCATGCTCCTGGTCCCGGAGGCCCGCTGCCGCTGCCGCCCAAATCGTCTCCTGTGACCCCCGCATGCATTCCACCGTGATGCGGCGGCCCTGGGTGTCGAAGGACATCAGCCGCATCAGCGTGACCCGAACGGACTCGATGTTGTCCTCCGGGTCCCGCGGGAAGTCGAACGGCTCGCGCAGCCGGCTGAGGTCATACTGCCGGATCGGAATGCGCTCCCCTTCAAAAGGAGCGCGCAGGACATGGTCAGCGAAGAGGCGCACCATATCCTCCCGCGTCTCCCGCGCCTGCGCCACGACCTCGATGACGCCGCTGGCCGGCTCGTAGGTGATGGCCGCCTCGATCACCGGCCGGAAGGCCAGGCGATCCAGCCTGCCATCCACGAAAGCTCGCCGGTCGCCTGCGCGCCCCTCGCGATAGATGGCGACCTGGACCAGCTCAGCGTCGGTTCCCTCCTGCGCCGGGCGCGAGCGGTCGCAGATTTCGAGCTCGACGTGCCGGCTGTCGAAGCGGTCACCGATCGCCTTCTTGAAGGCGGCGATCGTCTCGCCATCGTGCGGGACGCTGAGCCCCGGCTGACAGTTGAACCCGTCCCACGTCTTGCCGAAGCGCTTATCGTCGGCGTAGCGGACTTCCTCGGCATGGTTGAAGCCGATCGAGTCATTGAGGAACATCCACAGGGCACGGGCGTGGCTGTTTTCCAGGGCATCCATGTCTCCGGGAGCTTTGGTCACGGCGTAGAGCGCCGTCTCGCCGGCCTCGTCGGCCATGGCGCCGACGCGATCGGCGTCATTCATGACCCGCATGCGCTCGGCGTCGGTCATCGCGCCCACCGCCCGCAGCAGGGGCGCGACGACTTCATTCGCCGCACCCTCCCACACCACGTCGGCAGGCATGACGGCACCGATGAAGCTGAAGTAGGAACGCAGCGACGCCGGCGGCGTGCTGCGGATGAAGTCGGGGACAGTCGGCACGGGGCGCCTTTCGCTTAGACTCGCGCTGGAGTATCCGGCGCTCTGCTAATCGGCGTATCAACCTGAAGTGGCGAACGCAAGCGAAAAGTTACGCGGAACAGCGTATCTCTGTCGGCTCAGCCAAATAGCGTAGGAGGGCCCAGGGTGTCGGTGAGGAGGCCAAGCTTCCGCAGGCGAACCCGAGCCGCTTCGGCAGAAACCTGGAAGCCGGCCATGACTTGGCGCTCAGCCGCTGCGGCCGGGCCTGTCCCGACCAGCGCTGCGCCGTGGATGCCATGGCCAAGCAGGAGGTCAGCAATGGAACGACGCACCGCCGATGCCGGCATGAGGATGGCGCCACTGAAATAGCCGGCTTGCCATTCCATCCAGTCGAACTCACCGGCTCCCATCGTTGTTGCGCGCTTGCAAACGGTCCGCGGCTTGGCGCGCGCCTCCTGGAACAGGTGCGGTGGAGCCGCGAACAGCTGGTCGAAGACGGCCCGATGGTAGAAGGCATGGCCGAGTTCATGGGACAGCGTGGTGCGGAGGCGATTCTCGCGGCGCGGCTCGTTCACTAATCGCTCGGAGATTTTGATCACCGGCTTCTCGTCCGCTAGGAAGTCAGTCAGCCCGTCGACGTCATCGCCTTCCTCCGACAGGTCAACACCCTGATCCAAGTCGCTGGCGTGCCGCTCGACGAGCACGGTGAGGTCGTCTGTCTGGAGCGGATAGCAGATCTCACCACGGTGCTGCTCGAGGAAAGCTGTGACCAGCCGCTCGCAGTCGCGGTCGATCTCCTGCGGCGTGAGATAGAGGCGCTGTGGAAACCGTCCCGATTTGTCAACCGACCAGCTCGCCAAGCCACTATTCCTATTTCGAAAGACTTCTCCGGAAGACCCGGAACGCCTCCGCAACCTTAGCAGGATCCCTCGCCTTGTTGCGCATCTCGTCCGGAATTTTCCCCGCCAAAACGAAGAGGTAACCCTCCTCGGTGCCAAGCACTTTCTCGAACTGCCGAATCAGGTGGTCGGAGGTGGGGCTGCGCCGGTCGTGTTCGATGTCGTTGAGGTACTGCGGGGATATTGGTCCCGTCCCGTCGTCCTTCATGATCGCCATTGCCAGGTCTTTTTGACTGATGCCGCGCTCCTTCCTGGCCTTGACGATGGCCGGTCCAAAGGTGTCCGCACGCGATGTCATCGCCCTTGCATTCCTGTATATCCTAGTCAACGCGGTTTCGCTGATCGGCGTATGCCCGGGAAAACCCGGTTCGTCCAACCGAGTTTTTTCGTTCAAACCGATTCGGTGCCTGTGGCGGTGCTGGGTACCGCCATACCGAAGTTCCGCGCGCTTACGCATCGCTGCTTTTGTTCTCGCGGTGCTACGCTAATCGATTGTTTGTGCTGGTTTTTCTTGCCTGCGGGCCTGATCTTGCCTGCAGCCATGCCCCAGACCCTCATGAATTCCCACCTCCCGCCCCACCTCCGCGAGGCCTGCGCCATCCTGGCCGCCGGCCTGCTGCGGCTCCGCAGCCGCGCTGCCGAGGATCTGGCGCGTGACGCCGACCAGGCTCGGGGGTGTGGAGACCTTCGCCTACCCTCCACCGCCAGGCAGCGCCTGCATGCGAACCCCAACAGGAAGGGACTCGCATGACCAGACGATCCACCGCCGCGCCCGCGCCGGCGCCCACCATCCCGAAGATCCC